AAATCGTTTTGCATGATCACTATAGTATGTTCTACCATCTATATCTGCAAAAAATGTAACAAGTGGAGTTTTCATAATTGTTGTATTAATTGAAATAGTATGTCATCTGAGCTTTGCATTTTTTGCACTCGTTCAAAATTATCTTTTATAGCATCCATTTTACTTAAATAATATTCTTTTGTCAATAAAGAAATATCAATTTCATTATCAATAATAATCATACCATCAGTATTAAAATATTTACCAATATCAGGAGCACCCCAGTAGATTGGTATTGTTCCAGTAGCAAAACAATCTGTTAATTTTTCAGTAAAATATGTCTCATATTTATCATTTTCAATAACAATTTGAAACATATAATCATTCGTAAATTCACTTTTATCTGGCCAAGGAGATGATCCATGCCCAACCCTTACAGTGTTTGCTGCACCACCAACTATATCTATTTTATCTTTTAATTGCTCTGCAATTTGATGTCTTAAATGATGTCCAATTGTTACTTTTTTACCAGAAGCAAACATTGAACAGTTTTTAGTTTTTGTAAAAATTTGATGATGTTTTACCCAAGGTAAGTTGCTACCAGCAAACGCGAAATGAAATTTTTTGCTTTTTTTACAATATTCACGATCTGCAAAAAATATAGCATCATACGATTCTTCAAGTTGTGGTATGAGGCTATCAAACACATTCCTTGGTACTGACCAAGCATGAAATATAGCCCTTGATTCACAGATCCAAGCGACTTTCTTTTCCCATGGTTTCTTTTTGTAGTTGATTCCATGTGGAATAGCTCCATCTATGAATACTTTTATTGGTGAATCTTCAGCAGTCCATTCAAATTTTTTTGGTTTTAAATCAGAATTTGAAGAATACTGTAATAAAAATGGTGAACCTATTCCTTGCACATATTCCATAATATAAATCCTTTTTACTATTTATATTACTTACCAATATGGTATTTTGGAATCAGTTGCCATTCTTTCTTATCTTTATGTGGAATAATTTTTAATCTTGCTAATGATATCTGAGGATCTTTATACTCCTCTGGATCTATAACATCAATTAAATCCCATTCAACTAAAAGTTTAATAATTGTATTTCTTCTAGCCACATCATCGTCATCTATATCGCTATCTAGCCCATCTAAAAGAAACATTTCCTTGAAATGCATAATAGCATATCTTCCTCTTTTGTGTAGAATGTGGCAAGACTGAAATAACTTTTTTTCTTTTTTAGAAGAAACCCCAATTCTGGTGAGTGTTTCTTTTACCTTTAAGAAATCTTCTTTATTTTTTAGTCGAATCTCTACCCCTAAACCATCAAAAATATCTTCATCTTCAGACATAATTTCTCCATAAAATATAAAATATTTATATTTTTAGGATTTTCCACCCCTGTATAGACCCTGTTTAATGACCTCTAGATCCTCTTCTGAGAGGATTTCTAGGGCTATCTGAGCCTTAGCCCTAGAATAGCCATAGAACTCCATAACAAGCTCTAATTGGCTTATATCGTCCTTGTGCCATTTTGCATAGCGATTACCCTTTTGTAAGGAATTAAGGTAATAATCATATTGCATTTTATTATCAAGATTGGGTAAAGAGTTTAATATATTTGAATGATAAAGAGCATCCTTGTGGTAGGACATTGATTTATTTACAACATACGGGACATAAAACTTTTCAGACTTTTCATCTAAAATAATATTTTTCTTAGTTTTATTAATAGATTCGAAAAAATCTGATAAATTCATCAGTTAAACTCCGCAGTTAGCATAATTTCAACCAGACAAGCAACCATATTAATTTCCTGGTCCGCGACAAAAGCTGACTTATATTGGTACTCTCCAAGGGTAATAATTACCCCTGGAATAGACTGTTTGTTTATAGTTTCTGCTAAATTATCATAGATTTTTCTAAAAATATCTGAATGGGAGATATGAATATTTGTTGCTACCCATCGTCTGACTGACGCAAAATCCTTTGCCTTCATAAAGCCAATTAGGCTTTTAATTTCAGAATCGGCAATATTGACTAGGATACCTTCATCAATCACTCCAGAAACAGAATACCTCTGAAGTTCATTAATGATACGCCTAAAGTCAGGAAAGTGCTTTAAAATTAATTTAGATAGCACTTTTTGATCGGTTTTTACGCCTTCGTTCTTAAGAATATATTCACACCGCTCAAATAGGGCCATACACATCTGTTTCTTCTCTGCTGGTTGAACAACAAAGTCAATACATGTGCATCGGGAGTGAATTGGCTCTATAATTCTAGACTTATAATTACAAGTAATAATAAATCTACAATTAGAAGAAAATTCTTCAATTGCACCTCTTAGGGCTGGCTGAATACTCTGTGCATTTGAATAGTCAAACTCGTCCAGAATCACAGTCTTTCTTGCTTCGGAGAATGATACCGTACTGGCAAATTGACGAATTTTTGTTCTAAGGGTATCAATATTTCCATCTTCAGAACAATTAATTAATATCCAGTCAACACCAAACTCATTGCATAGAGCCTTGGCTACTGTCGTCTTTCCTGTTCCCGCTGTTCCAGAAAGTAATAGATTCTGTGGCTGTCCTTTAGAAACCATGTCCTTGAAGGTTTTCTTCAAGGACACTGGAAGTACGCAGTCATCGATTGTCTTGGGTCGATATTTTTCAACCCACAAAAAATTAGTTGGATCTGTTTTCATGTTTATCCATTATAAGTCGAACTTGGATCCATTGCAAACCAATACTTAAGAGGAATGTTTTCATTCTCAAACTGACCAACAATATTCTTTGCGAAGGAAATCTTATAGTTTCCTGCAAGCAGTCGAATATTTTCAATCTTAAAGTTAAAGTTAAATTCACAATCGTTTGCTGAACCTTCAAGCTTAATCTCACAGCTATTGCTTGTTGGATCATTCTTATCACAAACAACGGCAACAATATCATTGCCCTTGTTCTTGAATGTGAGGTTTGGAAGTTGAAGAATTGAACTAGCCCTCGTCAACTCAGAGAACATTTCCTGAGACATATATGCTTCTACATTTGCCTCTGGCATATTTACATTCTTTGTTGGTACTGTTAGCAGTCGTGGCTCGGAGTAAAAGTAATTAACTACGGTATCATTACCACCATGAATCTTTACAAACTTCTTTTCAAATTCAAATTCTGGATTTTGAAAAAGAGTAATTACTCCAAGAAATTTGTTTAGATCCCAAATACCAAATTCTTGCTCAAATGTCTCTTCAACCGTGGCTTCGGCCATTCCAGTCATGGACGGAGTAATAGTCTTAATAACATTACCCGGAGTAACTAGAATATTAGAATTTAAAGACGCAAAGTTCTTTAAAATAGCAAGTGTGGTTTTACTTAGTTTGATTGTATTCGCTGTTTCCATAATATAGTTCTTTTTTTATTCAAATTCTTCAAAATCTTCACTGTCTTCATGCTCTTTAGAGTGCATGTAATTCTTCAAATTTTGCTTCCAACGATTTCGATCAGAGTTCTTTTCCTTCTCGTAAGTTCCTCTGTCGGTTCGTGCCTTTGGCACACTATTCTTTTTATCTTTATTTTTGTTGTCCATTTTAGAATTCTACCCAATGAAATCCTGTTTTATCCTCAGTGTAAGTATACATTCTTCCGTTAGTCGTGTCAACCCATCTGTCACCGATTGTTGGTGTTATTGGTAGTGTAGCAGAATAATGAAATCCATCTATATTTTGAGCAACCAATCTCCACTGTGATCTATTTTTTGTTGGAATAGATGTGACATTATTTTGTAATGCCATATATTGGTTTCCATCATATATGACAACATCTCCAGTATTATAGATTTGTTGAAATCCGCGAGAATCATATTGTTTATATTGACCCTTATAGATTATTTTTTCTTGGTTTATCATAGAAATATTTATTGATTTTGTATTTTACTAAAATTGTTTTTCTTTTCAAATATTAAAGTATTTCCAAATTTATCAACAATTTGATCTGCTTTGTGGCTGATCACAAAAACATTCGTTTTATTTCCCAAAGCATTTAATAGCTTTAAAACCTCATCAGTACCAACAGAATCTAAAGACGAATCAAATATTTCATCTAAAATTAAAAGATTGCAATTAACGCTATTTTTCATCTTTGCAATTTCTCGCCAAGCTAATAATAGAGCTAAATCAATTCTCATTTTTTCACCCTCACTAAAATTCATATAACTGAATTCGTCCCGATATCTGCTCTTAATTACCTCGTTAAATTCCTCATCAATATTGAACTGCACAAAGAAATCCATAGCTCTTAGATATTTGTTTATGAATTTATTCATAGATGGTAAATAGTGTTTAATTATTTTAATTTTAACACCATTGTCCTTCAAGATATCTCCTGCAATTTTTAGATATGAAAAATCTTCTTTTAGTAGATTAAATTCATTGTTTAGTTTTATAAATTCTTCCTTTTCAAACTTTAGGATTGTTTTTTCTTTTGCCAGATCAATTTCTATCTTATTTGATTCTTCAAGTTGTTTTTTCTTATAATCAGTTAAAGATTTTAATTCTTTGATTGAAGACTGCAATTCTTTTATAGAATCATTAATCTTTAAAATTTCTTCTTTATCCTTTTCATACTCATCAATTAATAATTGATTTTCTTGGTTTGTATTTCCAAGATTATTAATTAGAGTTTCAAGATCATTTAAATTTTTATTTAATGTTTCAATATTTTCTTTTTTAAGATCGTCCGTTAGTTTTGTTTTACACTTTGGACAATTATCTGTTTTTTCAAAAAACTTTATCTCTTTTTCAAGATCACTAATTTTATAAGAATATTGTGATATTAAAGAATCATTTTTCTTATATTCTTCTTTAATATTATTAATTTTGTCTAATAAAATAATTGCTTGTTTTTTTACTTTGAGATCGTTGATATTGTCATTTAAAATACTTTCTTCTTTCAAATGTTCATCAATCTCATCTTGAATCTTTTTAATATCTGTATTTAATCTAAAAACTAGATTATCTACAATTTTTTGTTGAAATTGAACTTTTTGTTTTTGCAACTCAATTTTATTAGTTATATCACTTATATTTTCTTTTGTAATAGAAAGCTTAGTTTTTAGTACAACATTCATTGTAGTAAATACATTGATATCTAAAATATTTTCTATTACAGCTCTTCTATCCGAAGCAGTTAATTGCATAAATGGAATAAATGATGAGCTACCAAGTATTACTACCTGTGTAAATGTTTTATAATTCATTTTAAGAATTTGTTCTTCTAAAACATTTTGATAATCAAAATTTTTTGCGTCTTGATTAACTAATTTATTATTTTTATGTATTTCAAATACTTTTGGTGATAATCCACGAATTACTTTATACTCATCTTTTTCAATAGAGAATTCAATTTCTACCACACAATTTTTCTTATTAACAGAATTATTCAGTTGTGTTAGATTTATTTTTCTAAAAGATTTTCCAAATAAAGCAAATGTGATGCTATCCAGTAAAGCAAAAGACTTACCGCTTCCATTAGTTCCACAAACTAATGTAGTAGAATTTTTATTCAGATCAATTTCAGTCCATGTATTTCCAAACGAACCAAAATTTTTAAATTTTATTTTTTTGAATAGTATCATTTATTAAAGCACCTTCCACAACCATGGATCTAAATTTTGGAATTTCTTCCTCAAAAAGCAATTCATCTGCTGTCTTTTTTTCATTGTTCATAAACTTAAACTCTCCATATACAAGTCTTTTATGATTAATTTTAATTTATTTTTATCTTGTATATCTTCCATACCATCTATTTCTTTTGAAATAATGGTGATTGTATCTTCGGATACATCAACTTCGTTATCATCCATCTTTGATGCTATGCTGGTATCTTCTAGTATTTGTAGCTGTTGCAAACCAACAGAATTCAAGGAATCAATAAATTGGTCGAATAATTTTTGATTTTTCTTATTAATTACAACAACTTTAACAAATCCATTTGCGTATTTATCATATTTTACTTTGCCTATTGTCTTTGCAAAATTAGCAACAGTATCATCATATCTTAGATGAAAGAATAAATTATTTTTGTTTTCAATAAATTCAAGTTCTCTTGTATCTGTATCAAATACATGAAATCCTTTTTTACTTCCAACATCTGCAAATGATAATTGGTATTGTGTTCCAAGATAATGTATATTTTTATGTGTTTGCTTCAAATGAAAATGACCAGAGAATACTCTGTCATAATTATTAAATAAAAATCCCTCAACGCCACCTTCATGACGAATTCCAGATATTACTTCAAATCCATTGATCTCAAAATGACCACATAGAACTGAGCAAGAATTGTCTTGAATAAATTGGACACATTCTTCAAAATTTTCTGAGTTTATCCATGGAACTATACCAATGCATACAGAACCAAATACAATTTCACTTGGTTCTTCGTATAATTTAATTTTAGAATATCCTTTATAGAATAATTCTTTTACTGAATTTATATGATTTGAATTTTTATAATATACATCATGATTTCCAAGGGTTATGTGTAGCTGTATATTATTTTCTTCAAATTTATCAATAAATCTCTTTTTTACTTGCGATAAAGTATTAAAATTAACATACTTTCTTCTATCCATTAGATCACCCATGTGGATTACTTGATCTATTTTATTTTCAAGTAGATATGGGAAAAAATTATTTTCAAAATAATTTAAAGAATAATCTAAAAATAAAGGAGAATCATTTCTGATTCCAAAATGTGTATCTGAAATTAATGCAATTTTCATGATTTATTTTTTGGTTTTTTTCCACGCTTTTTCTTTGCTTTTTCTTTTTGATCCATTTTTTCTATATCATTTTCACTTAGAAAAAATGTGCTCTGTAAGAACTCCGATAGGGTTGATGATCCTTGGTTGTCTTTTAACCAATCTACAAATTTACCATCAACATCAT